ATTTTGGCTTTGTAACAGCATTAAAGAAGATTGTGACAATGTTTCAGAATGCGAACATTACAAACATTTAGAACTTAAAATTATACACGGAGAATAATTATGGCTGAACGTAGAATGTTTGCAAAGACGATCATTGATAGCGATGCGTTTTTAGATATGCCTTTATCAACACAAGCTCTTTACTTTCATTTGTCAATGAGGGCTGATGATGATGGATTTATAAATAACACTAAAAAGATTCAAAGGATGCTTGGATGTGCTGATGACGATCTAAAAATATTATTGGCTAAAAACTTTATCATTCCATTTGAAACTGGTGTTTGTGTAATTAAGCATTGGAAAATACACAATCTTATACAGAAAGATAGATATAAACCTAGTGTTTATGGTGAAGAAAAAGGTAAATTATCTATAAAAAACAACAATGTTTACACAATGGATACAAGTAGTGTACAAGATGTATCCAAATTGGAACCACAGGTTAGTATAGGTAAGGCTAGTTTAGATGAGGATAGTAAAGATAATAGTGATTTTGATATTTTTTGGAAAGCATATCCAAACAAAGCTGGAAAGAAGCCAGCATTAAAAGCATGGAATAATGCAAAACCTGATTTAGAAGTTGTACTACAAGCAATACAATGGAAAAAAGGTTTTATTTATAATGCTACAACATATATTAATCAAGAGCATTGGAATGATGAACCAATTGAAAGCACTAGAGAAAGCGACTTAAACTGGTTCTTAGGAAACCAGATCGCTATTGAAAAGGACATCACTCATGGTTAATACTGAAAAACAATCATTCTGGAATATGATGAACGTATGCTCTGAGTTATATAAGCGACCAGCATTATCTAAAGAAGCTGTATCTATCTGGTGGAGTAAGCTAGAAAAGTTTGAGTTTAATGTTGTCAGCAAGGCTTTTGATAAGTGGTCAGACGATAGCAGTCATATGCCAACACCACACGATATTATAGAGTTATGCAAAACTCAGCAGGATAGAGTATTTCACCAAAAGATAACAAAGAAACTATCTGATGAGGAACTACAAGCTAATCGTGATCGCATAAAGGATATTATAGATTCATTAGGTAAAAGAATTATTATGCAACACACAGAATAATAGTGTTATAATGTATTGCATCAACTAGGAGAATGAGATGAAACCACATAAATGGGCAAAAGAAATAAAAGCATGGGCTGATGGGGCAGAAATTGAAGTTAAAAGCAATTATTATAAAATGTTCTGGACTAAATGTTTACTTCCAGAATGGGCAAATGAACATTATGATTTCCGCATTAAACCACAGCCTAAAGAGCCACAGTATTTGTATGTTTGTTTTAACGATAGTGATGAATTTGTATTTTCTACAGAGCGTGATGATTTTGGTATAGACAATGACTTAGTTACATATATTGGCAAAATTAAACTAGAGGATGAATCAGAATGAATGAAGTAAAGCGTGGTAGAAAAGAATTACCAGATCACATGAAGGCAGTAACAACATCCTTAAGACTGCGCCCAGATCGTTTATTAGTATTTAAACAGCTAGGTGGTACTAAGTGGCTAAATGCTATGCTTGATGAAGAGATGTACTTTAATGTGATGTTTGAGGATATAGCTAATGAGATGGGAACAGGTGGACAAGTATCACCTTAAAAGTAAGTGCAACACAGATATATTTTATATAAGCAAATCAATGATATATGATAAGGTTATATACGAGCTGTGGATAGGTAGTAAATGGTTATATAAATCGGAGAGAATAGAGGATGCAAAAGAATATGCAGAGCGTTACTATAAAGAATTGCACATTGAATAATATTGATTGCATGGAATACATGAAGTCATTGCCTGAAAATGCTTTTGATTTGGCTATCGTTGACCCGCCTTATGGGATTCACGATAAATTATTAACATCAGATAAAAAACAAAATAAAAGCAATAAGTTTGCTTTGATGTATCAGGAAAAAGAATGGGATAAACAACGACCATCTAAAGAATATTTTATTGAATTAAAAAGGATAAGTAAAAATCAAGTAATATGTGGTGGAAATTATTTTGCAGATTTATTACCTGCATCTCGTGGCTGGGCTATGTGGGATAAAGAGGGTGATAATCTTACTGTAGTAAATAATGAATTAATATGGACTTCATTTGATAAATCCATAAAAATGTTTAGGCGTTGTCATGGGCTTGATAAAGGATTTATGAATAAGGATGGTAAAAACATACATCCAACACAAAAGCCTGTAAAACTTTATGAATGGTTATTAACAAACTACGCTAAACAAGGTGACAAAATATTAGACACACATTTAGGTTCAGGTTCACACGCCATTGCTTGCAATAACTTGGGCTTTGAATTAGTTGGTTGCGAATTAGATGAAGATTATTTTCAAGCCGCTTGCAAGCGAATAGAAGCTGAAGCATCGCAAGAAAGGTTATTCTAATGCAAAAGCACAAGCCATTCAATATCAGCAAGAGCAATCTACCAGTGCTAGTAGCAAAGCTAAATGATTTAGTAGAGCAAGAAGGAAACTGGCAGGTACTTATTAAGGAGCGCAATAGTGATCGCAGCGTGGAGCAAAATGCAAGACTATGGGAGCTATATACTAGCGTAGGGAATTACTTAGGATACACAGCGCAAGAGGTACACGAGCTAATGGGATACAAGTTCTTACTGACTGAAAAGAATATTGGCAGAGAGAAGATTACACGGATTGCTTCTACTACTAAACTGAGCGTGAGAGATATGCAAGCGTATCAAGAGAAAATAGAGGCATGGGCTAGTAACTTAGGATGGAGTTGGTGATGACTAAAGACGAAGTATTAAAAATGGCGATTGAATATTTAGAAGCGCAAGGTTTTTCAATAGAAAGACAGGCAGTATTAGACGCTTGCAAAGAAGCACTAGAACAACCAGCGCGAGGTATTGAATTGGAATGGTACAACAAGGGTTGGGATGACGCATTAAAGGAAAAGAACACATAGTGTCGGCAATGGCTGAAGTCGTAAGGATTGGGGAAGTGGACAATTGTTCGCAAATCTCGGTTGAAGAAGCCAATAACATTAAAGGAAAAGAATGTTAATAACACTTAAAGATTACATACTTTGTTATTCACCAGCTTACTTCATTGGTGTAGCTAACGGACTTCTATTAGCTTTAGCATTGCTACCTAATAGGAAGAGTAATAGTGTCCGTAAATGAATTTATAAAGAATATGGCTGCTGAAGGATTTAGCGGATCGTTTCGTGCGACTAATGGCGATCATACATATCGTGGCACTATTGAAAATGGTAAGGTTAGCATTGTGAAAGTGCAGACAGCAGCCGAGAGTCGTGCAAAGATAAAGGAGTTACTTGGAGATGACAAAAGATGAACGTAATCATTATACTAAACTGGCTGATCTTGGTTGTATTGTGTGCTTACTGGGTGGTTACGGCTACTCTCCTTGCGAGATCCATCATATTCGTACTGGAACAGGAGCAGGAAGGAAATCACATTGGAGTAAAGCCATTGGATTATGTCCTACCCATCATCGTCTTGGTGGCTATCGCATTGCAATCCATGCTGGTATTGAAGGTTTTGAAGATGCCATTGGCATGAGTGAAGTAGAACTATTAGCAAAGAACTTGGAGTTATTAAATGCTTAAAGAAGAAGTAATACATGAAACATTTACAAAAGATAAAACAAATCCATCCTATTACAAGAGCGGAAAGGTCGAATGTATTGATGCTCTTGAAGCTGCTACGATTAATCTAAAAGGATTAGATGCTGTGTGTACGGCTAACGCTATTAAGTATATGTGGCGATGGAAAGAAAAGAACGGTGTAGAGGATCTCAAGAAAGCCATGTGGTACATTGAGAAGCTAATCACCAGCCAACCGAAAGAATTGTCATGATAGAGCGATTAAAAGTAGAACCAATGATATTGTGTAAAGACTGCAAGCACTACAAAGCTGGAGAGAGTTTAACTGATGATCGTTGCATGTTTAATGCTGAGATTGATTTAGTTCGTGGTGAACTGTATTCTGATTTGTTATGTATAGCAGAGCGTGATCCACGTAAGGGATGCAGACCGCAAGCATTGAACTTTGTAGCGAATAATCCATCAAAAAGTGATATATTGACTAAACGTAAAAGAATGTGATATAGTCGCAGTACCAGAAATGGGACTCTTTCTCCGAAGAGTAATGTTGGCTAGGGTAGCTCCCGAAAAGATGTCACCTTAACATCCTGCCATCATTCTTGCATTTAAGGCGTTGACATAAGGAGTTAATGTAAATGAAAGAAATACTTTCTATTGAAGAAAAAAAGAAACGTAAAAGCATTTATGACAAGGCGTGGAAACTAGCAAATAAAGAAAAAGTTAAAGAGTATGTAAAAGCGTGGAGAGTTTTAAACGCTGAAAAAGAAAAAGAAATAAGAAAAAATTGGCGATTAAAAAATATTGAAAAAGAAAAAGAACAGGCTAAAATTTGGAATTTAGCTAATGTTGATTTAGTAAAATTAAAAAGACATAGGCGCAGAGCAAGAATTAAGAATGCAAGTGGCACTTTATCAAATGATATTATTAATCGTTTGATGTTATTGCAAAAAGAATTATGTGTTGTTTGTAAAGTTAATTTAAAAGAAGTTAAATATCATTTAGATCATATTCAACCTTTATCAAAAGGTGGAACTAATAATGATGAAAATGTGCAATTGCTATGTCAATCATGTAATTGCTCAAAAGGTGCTAAAGATCCAATAGAGTTTATGCAATCTAAGGGTTTTTTGTTTTAGAATATTGCGTACTTGACTGATCCTCAAGCGCAATTAGGGATAGATAGAGATGATCACCTTTTCTATGTCGAATACTAGATACGACTCTGCTCCGTGATAGCAGACCCTAAAAAATCACCTATACA